ATTTAGGAGAAATATAAAATGTCAAAAGTACTCTTAGAAAGCCGTTGGGACGAGACCAAAGAAGCTCTGTTAGAAGGCTTAAAAGGAACTCGCCGTTCAACAATGGGTGTTATTTTAGAAAACACCAAAAAACAGTTACTAGCTGAATCTTCAGCCGGTACAACTACAGCTGGTAATATCGCTACACTAAACCGTGTGATTCTTCCAGTTATTCGTCGTGTCATGCCAACCGTTATCGCTAACGAATTGGTAGGCGTTCAGCCAATGACAGGACCAGTTGGTCAGATTCACACTCTACGTGTACGTTATGCTCAATCATTAACAGACAATAGTACTGCCGCAACTAGCGTAACAGCTGGTCAAGAAGCACTAAGTCCATTCTTGATTGCTCAAGCATATTCACGCACACCGCAAGCTGGTGGAACATCTGAATATTACACTGCTAACGATACTGCTGCCCTAGAAGGCAACGGTGGTAAGCAAATCAGTGTTCAGATTCTACGTCAAGCTGTTGAAGCTAAGTCACGTAAATTGCAAGCACGTTGGACATTTGAGGCAGCACAAGATGCTCAGTCTCAACATGGTATCGACGTAGAAGCAGAAATCATGGCAGCTCTTGCACAAGAGATTACTGCTGAGATTGACCAAGAGATTCTATTGTCATTGCGTACATTAGCATCTACTGAGTTTACATTCAACCAAGCTACTGTATCAGGTACAGCTACTTACGTTGGTGACGAACACGCTGCCTTAGCTGTTCTTATCAACCGTGTTGCTAACTTGATCGCCCAACGTACACGTCGTGGCGCAGGTAACTGGGCTGTTGTTTCTAGCGCCGCATTAACAGTATTGCAATCTGCAACTACTAGTGCTTTTGCTCGTACAACAGAAGGTACATTCGAAGCTCCAACTAACACTAAGTTTGTTGGTACATTGAACGGCGCTATGCGTGTGTTCGTTGACAGTTATGCCGCTGATACTATTCCAGTACTAGTTGGTTATAAAGGTTCTAGCGAAACTGATGCAGCCGCATTCTATTGCCCATACATTCCATTGATGAGCAGTGGAGTTGTATTGGATCCATCAACATTCGAACCAGTAGTTAGTTTTATGACCAGATATGGTTACATCGAATTAACGAATACGGCCAGCTCATTTGGTAATGCTGCCGACTATGTTGGCGAAATAGCAGTACAAAATTTAACTTTTCAGTGAAATTGGGTACATCAGATTGTCTTTCGGGACAATCTGCAATCAAAAGGGTGCTTCGGCACTCTTTTTTATGATATAATAGTAGAATGTCAAGTATTGGCATAAATACTATTATGTACAAAGAAAATAAATATACCAAACTATATCATAAATTTATAGACCGTTCAGTTTCTCGTAATTGGAGCAAAGCACCCGGACGAGAACGGCATCATATTATGCCTCAATCTTTAGGCGGGTCTAATGATAAATCTAATCTAACATATCTATCAGCCCGTGAGCATTTCATTTGTCATTGGCTATTAGTTAAAATGACTGATGGAGAAGCACGAAGTAAAATGATATATGCGTTGATGGGTATGAGGGCAATAGGAGATACACATCAACGATACTCATCAGCAATTACTTCCAGAGTTTATGAAAAATATAGAATAGAACACGCTGAGAATCATTCAAAGATTATGAAATCTAAAAATCTTGTACCATGGAATAAAGGTGGAGTAGAAATAACAGATGAACATAGAAAAAATTTAAGAAATGCCGCATTACAAAGAGCACCAAAATCAGAAGAAACTATTGCTAAGTGGAAAGAAAGTAGAGCAGGTTATATAGCAAGTGAAGAAACAAAACAAAAACAAAGTTTAGCACTTAAAGGTAAATCTAAAGGTCCTATGAGTGAAGAAGAAAAACTAAAGCGTTCTATAACACAAAAAGGTGTAGCAAAAGTAAAGACACACGGAGCTAATGTAGCCAACGCTGTACTTGGTAATATAAGTATCAACAAAGACAATACAGAGAAGAAAGTAAAGAAGGATGTACTACAAAGTTACTTAGATGATGGTTGGCAACTTGGTGGCAAAAAGCGTAAGATAGCATAAATATATTAAAGGAATTATTATGAGTACGGACTTATTTAGAAATTACATAGACCTCATCAATGAAGCAAGTGAACAACAACAACTTGATGAGGGTATTGGAGAATGGTTACAATCAAAAGTATCAGGTTTATTAGATAAGTTTTTAGCCTCATCTCCTAAAGCGCAACAAGCATATAAACAAGCACAGAGTAGAAAAAATGAATTAATTAACATTTTGAAAACTAGTAAAAGTGCTGAAGAAGCTAAAAAGAAAACTGAAGCACTAGCCAAAGCTGATGCTGGTTCAGGAATTTCTGAAGGATTTGGAAACAATATGGGTAAAACAATTGCCGGTGGTTTAGGTGTGTTAGGTGGTAGTGCTTACTTAGTATTGAATAAAATATATGATACTATGGCACACATCATGGCAACACCTGTGAATGATCCTACCATGGTTAATAGTATGTTAGCTGATGAGCGTTTACCTGCAATGCTTATTAATTATGGATTGCCATTAATGTGTATCATATATGGTTTAACGTTATTATACTATGTAGGTATGAGTGACGATAGAGATTAAAATCAACCCTTGGGATGGGAAGTTACAATAAAGCACTATTCGTAGTGCTTTTTTGTTGGCTAAAAATGTCTTACACATATAGTAATAGCTTATTAGTATACTATGTTTTTTTGCTAAATAACATAAAGGATAACATAATATGCCAATAATATTTGAAGGTGCAACTATATCGGGTGGGATTAGTATTGAGCCATACATACCACCGGCTGGAATACGAGCTATATTTGGATATGGGTATAATGGTTCTAATCTGTCAATGACTAACTTAGTATCAAACACAGGTGTAGTAGCCGCAGATACAACTGGAGTTGGTACTGCTAGATATGGAGTGGGAGCCGCTGGTTACGGAGGTGATAAAGCTATTTTTGGATATGGAAATACAGGTGTTCAAGTATCAATGACCAACAAAGTAAGTAATGCAGGGATAGTTGCTACTGATACTACTGGAGTTGGTACTGCTAGAGCTTATCCAGCGGCCGCTGGTTATGGAACAGATAAAGCTATATTTGGATATGGATTTGGTACGTCAGTAACAAATTTAGTAAGTAACACTGGTGTTGTTGCTACTGATACTACTGGAGTCGGTACTGCTAGAAGTGAACTAGCAGCCGCAAGATACGGCACAGACAAAGCTATTTTTGGATACGGAACTACCTCATTCCCTACTGGAGTATCAATAACCAACTTAGTAAGCAACACAGGTGTCGTTGCTAATAATACCACTGGAGTCGGTACTGCTAGATTTGGATTAGCTGCGGCAGGATACGGCACAGACAAAGCTATATTTGGATATGGGTTGAACTCAAGTGCTTCTGGTGTTTCTATGACTAACCTAGTAAGTAACACTGGTGTTGTTGCTACTGATACTACTGGAGTTGGTACTGCTAGAGGTTATCTTGCAGCCACTAATTTTGGTAGTTCTGGTCAAGCTATATTTGGATATGGAGACACTAATAAATCAATGACCAACCTAGTGTCAAATACAGGTGTTGTTGCTACTGATACTACTGGAGTTGGTACCGCAAGAGGTTATGTGGGAGCCGCAAGTTACGGCTCATAAATTTTTTAAGGAATAACAATTATGCCAATAGTATTTGAAGGTGCAACTATATCGGGTGGGATTAGCATTGAACCGTATATACCACCGGCGGGTAGTAAGGCTATATTTGGATATGGATTGACAACTGTTGTTGTATCAATGACCAACCTAGTAAGTAATACAGGTGTTGTTGCAACTGATACAACAGGTGTTGGTACTGCTAGACGATATCTTGCAGGCGCAGGTTATGGCACAGATAAAGCTATATTTGGATATGGAAATAATGGTAGCACTACTGTATCACTAACTAATCTAGTATCAAATACCGGAGTAGTAGCTACAGATACCGCAGGTGTTGGTACTTCTAGATGGCTTTTAGCGGGAGCTGGTTATGGTACTGATAAAGCTATATTTGGATATGGATATACTATTGTAGCAGTATCAATGACTAACTTAGTTTCAAACACCGGAGTTGTTGCTACTGATACAACAGGCGTAGGTACTGCTAGATATTATCTAGCAGCCGCAGGTTATGGCACTGATAAAGCTATATTTGGATATGGATATACCGGGACAAATACAGCGATAACTAACCTAGTAACTAATACAGGTGTTGTTGCAACTGATACAGCAGGTGTTGGTACTGCTAGACAATATCCTTCCGCTGCCGGATATGGAACTGATAAAGCTATTTTTGGTTATGGAGGCAATGGTGTTGGCTCTCAATTATCCATGACCAACCTAGTATCAAATACCGGAGTAGTTGCAAGTGATACAACTGGAGTAGGTACTGCTAGGGAAAGGCTTGCAGCCGCAGGTTATGGCACAGATAAAGCTATCTTTGGATATGGTTATAATCCTTATTTAGGTGGTGGTGATGGATTATCAATGACCAACTTAGTATCAAACACCGGTGTAGTAGCAACAGATACTACAGGCGTTGGTACTGCAAGATATGGATTAGCAGCCGCAAGTTACGGTTAACCAACAATTTTTTAAGGAATAACAATTATGCCAATAATATTTGAAGGTGCAACTATATCAGGTGGGATTAGTATTGAACCATATGTAGCGCCGGTGGGTAAAAAAGCTATATTTGGTTACGGTGATATAAGTGCTGGACCAACATCAATAACCAATTTAGTATCAAACACAGGTGTAGTTGCTAATGATACAACTGGCGTAGGTACTGCTAGATGGGCTCTTGCAGCCGCCGGGTATGGGGGAGATAAAGCTATATTTGGATACGGTCTACTTGGTCCTCCTACTTACACTAATCAATCGGTAACCAATTTAGTATCAAATACCGGTGTAGTAGCAAATGATACTGCTGGTGTTGGTACTGCTAGGTATAGTTTAGCGGCAGCCGGATATGGTACAGATAAAGCTATATTTGGATATGGCTATAGTACTAGCAATCAGTCAATAACCAATTTAGTATCAAATACAGGTGTAGTATCTAATGATACTGCAGGTGTTGGTACTGCTAGAAATGGTCCAACAGCCGCAGATTATGGCGGTGATAAAGCTATATTTGGTTATGGTGATGCATCCGGTGTTCTATCAATGACAAATTTAGTATCAAACACCGGTGTAGTTTCAACAGATGTTACCGGAGTTGGTACTGCTAGAAATCAATTAGCGGCTGCAGGATATGGTAGTGATAAAGCTATATTCGGATATGGACAAGGCAATAGTGGTGTAACAGCAATAACCAATCTAGTATCAAACACAGGTGTAGTTGCTAATGATACAACTGGCGTAGGTACTGCTAGATTATATCCAGCTGCTGCAGGTTATGGCACTGATAAGGCTATATTTGGATATGGCACTACTGGCGGAGCCGGCCGGCAATCAATAACTAACCTAGTAACAAATACGGGTGTAGTAGGTACTGATGTTACTGGTGTTGGTACAGCAAGAGGTTATCTAGCAGCCGCAAGTTACGGTTAAGCAACAATTTTTTAAGGAATAACAATTATGCCAATAGTATTTGAAGTATCAACTAATACTGGTAACTTATAATGATAATTAGTGGTATAACTTTACCAGCTGGATTAACAGTTACATATACAGCTCCTGCGCAGACCGAATTTATTGCAGTCGGGACATATTCATGGGTATGTCCACCTAATGTAACATCAGTTTGTGCAGTAGCAGTAGGTGGCGGGGGTGGCGGAGCGTTAGCAAATACTACAGTTGATTGGGCGCCGGGTGGTGGAGGTGGCGGTCTAGGTTGGAAAAACAATATTGCAGTAACTCCGGGTGTAAGCTATACTGTTGTAGTTGGAAATGGTGGAAGAGGTGGGTTCTTTAGTGGTGGAAACTATAATGGTGGTGGTGGCGAATCAAGTTGGTTTAATAATTCTAGTTTAGTTTTAGGCGCTGGTGGAGGAGGAGCAACTCCAAATTTTGGCGGAGGTGGAGGTGGTGGTGGCTATACTGGCGACGGAGGCGGTAATGGCGGAAGTGGTGGCACCACAAATTATTTTCCAGGTGCCGGTGGCGCCGGTGGATATTCTGGTAATGGTGGTAATGGAGGCACGGGTTTGAGTGGTGCAGCCGTTAACGGCGCCGCCGGTACAGGTGGAGGTGGAGGTGGAGGAGCTAGTGGAGCTAGCGGCAGTGTCCTGTCAGGTGGGCCGGGCGGTGGTGTTGGTATATATGGTCAAGGATCTAATGGAGCAGGGGGAGTCGGTAGCCGTGCTGCAGGCGCCGGTGGATCTAGCGGAGGCGCTGGATATCCATATGGACAAGGTCAAAATCCTGCTTACACTGCCGCTAATTACCCAGAGACCACTTATCAAATGGGTGGTTATTACGGAGGAGGTGGCGCCGGGGGCAGACAAGGTGGCGCCCAAAATACTAATGCTGGAAGAGGCGGCCCGGGTGCAGTACGAATTATATGGGGAGAGGGCAGAGCGTTCCCATCAACAGACACTGGTAATCTATAACGTATAGTCAGTGTCAACAGTAATATCTAATATAGATTTTTGTTTTTCTTTTAATTTTTTTTGGTACACTCTATTACAATTGGCACATAGTGTTTTCAAGTTACTTTTTTCTTTATTCTTTTTATTGTTATCTTTATAAACAATATCAAGTTGACATTTATCTTCTGGTATAAAACCACACTTCTCACATTTATTTTTCTTATGTAATAGATAACCGTGCTTTGGATTGTATGCGGCTTTACTACATTCAACACAATACTTGTGCCATTTATTAAAGCCATGTTTGCTTATACCATTAGCCTTTGCCAATGTTACTTTACAATTTTCACATAGTGGTCTTGATGGTTGTCTTGTTAACATATTGTATTTAGAGAAAAAGATCTCCAGGGTGCTTTTTTCATGCTTTTTACTGACTAGGAAAAGATAAATATATAATAACTATTATTCAGGATACTAGATGGCAGTAGATAACTTTAATTCGTTCGGTGGATACTCAGTAGGTATACCACCTGTACCAGTAATTGATGCCAATGGCAATATAATTACTAACGTATTAAATGCCAATGGTAACGTGGCTGTACATAGTGTATATGCCGCTAATTATTATTATGCCAATGGAAGACCTTTTAATGCAGGTGGAAACCCATTTGGTCCTAATAATAGCTTACAATATAATAGTAATGGACAGTTTGACGGTAGTGCAAATTTAACATTTGAGGCTGCAACTAATCTACTTACAGTTCCAAGCATAAACGTTACTAGGTTAAGTAATTTAGGACCAGTATCTAACATAACAATTACAGGTGGTAGTTCTGGATATTTATTAACTACAGACGGTAATGGCGTAATTCAATGGTCACCTCCTGGTACCGGATCAGCCATTAGTAATGGTAATAGTAATGTAGATATTGCAACAGTTGGTGGTAATATTACAGCCAGTGTAAATGGCACATCTAATGTAGCTATTATCACTACTGAGGGAATAACCGTTCAGGGTAATACTACTACAGGTACTCTTAAAACAGATAGTATTTTATATGCAAATGGTACACCCTACGTATTCACAACTAATGCGGCTGGTAGTAATACACAAGTTCAATTTAATAATAATAACGCATTTAGTGCTAGCGCAAACTTTACATTTGATTACAATACTAATACACTATCTGTTACTAATATTACAGGAAACGGTTCTGGATTATCATCAATTAATGGAGCCAATGTTACCGGTCAAGCAGCCAATGCATTAGTTGCAGGTACAGTATATACAAATGCTCAACCTAATATTACAAGTGTTGGCAACTTAACAAGTTTAACAGTTGATGGTAATATCACTTCGGGTAATGCTAATTTAGGTAATCTACTAACAGCAAACTTTGTAAACGTTTCAAGCAATTTGTTTGTAACTGATACAGCAAACGTAGGTAATTTACGTACAGATAATTTATTATATTCAAATGGTAGTCCTTGGGATTTAGGTGGAAACCCAGCCGGAAATAACACACAACTTCAATTTAATGATAATAGTGAATTTGGTGCCAGTGCTAATCTAACATTCAATAATACTACTAATTTATTAACAGTATTAGGAAATACACAATTTAATAATGCTAATTTAGGTAATTTAGCTACCGCTAATTATGTAAATGTTGTATATGATCTAAATGGTAATATAGCTAACTTCAGTGGTAATTTAATTTCGTTAAATGCTAATTTAGGTAATGCAGTAACTGCAAATTTCTTTATTGGATCAGGAAACAATTTAAGTAATATCCAAGGTGCTAATGTTACCGGAGATGTAGCAAATGCAAACTATTCATCTTTCTCTGGTTATGTTACCGCAAGTAATCAATCAAACATTACTAGCGTAGGTAATTTAACAGATTTAACTATAGGTAATCTAGTATCTAATGTTGTTATAATTGGCGGAAATATTACTGCAACTGGCAATGTAACTGCTAGTAATTTTATAGGTAGATTTGCCAATGGTAATAGTTATGTAGAAATTCCGTTAGTAAACGGTAATATAACTCTTACTGCTAATGGTAGCACAACATTAACTGTAACAGAATCTAATTTAACTGTTGCTGGAAATTTAGTACCAAGTTCTAATCTAACATACAATTTAGGTAGTCCAACACAACGTTGGAATGATTTATATATATCAGGTAATACAATTGACCTAAACGGATCTACTATTACGTCAGGGTCAAACGGAATTACATTAACAAACCCATTAGGTGGTACGTTTACTGTAATAGGTACAGGTAATTCTAATACAGCTAGTATCGTAAATGGTAGTAGTAGCATTATAGTAGATGCAAATGCAAATATTAATATAAGTTCAGACACTGTTAGTAATGTAGTTGTTATTTCATCTACTGGAATACTAGTAAACGGTAATGCAAATATTACTGCTAATCTTACCTCAGGTAACGCTAATTTAGGTAATCTAGCAACAGCAAATTATGTAAATGTCTCTTATCACCTTGAAGGCAATACTGCTACCTTTATTGGTAATTTAACTTCATTAAATGCTAATCTAGGTAACTTGGCAATAGCTAATTATGTAAACGTTGCATATGAAGTCAATGGTAATATTGCTAATTTTAGTGGCAATTTAACTTCAGCAAATGCTAATTTAGGTAACTTAGTAAAAGCAAACTATGCTAATTTTGCGTTTGATTTAACGGGTAATACAGCTACCTTTACTGGTAATGCTAATGTTGCTAATTTAGGAACAACTAATTTAATTGCTACTGGTGCAGGTAGTTTTGGCGCCAATGTAAACATGAACAACAGGAACATTACAAGTCTTGCTGAACCTGTAAATAATCAAGATGCCGCAACAAAACAATATGTTGATTTAGTTGCACAAGGCCTAGATCCTAAGGCATCTGTAACCTATGCTAGTACAACAGCACTTCCAGCATATACATATAATAACGGAGCAAGCGGTGTCGGGGCAACTATTACTGCAACTAGTAATGGAGAATTAACACTTGATAGTGGTTATCCAAGTATTAACAGTCGTGTATTAATTAAAAATGAAACAGGGGCAAATGATCCTTATAACGGTATCTATCTAGTTACTGATCCAGGAAGTGCTAGTTCAGTTTTTGTATTAACTAGAACTACTGATTTTGACAACGGTTCACCGAGTGGTGAAATTCCAGGAGCATTTACTTTTGTTGAGCATGGTACAACATTAGCTGATACTGGTTGGGTCTGTACAACAAACTCACCAGTTACAATGGGCACAACACCAATTATATTTGTTCAGTTCTCTGGTGCAGGTTCATACACAGCAGGCACTGGTTTAACATTAAATGGTACTGAATTTAGTATATCTAATACAGCAGTAACGGCTGGTTCATATGGTGACGGCGATGCTGTTGCTACATTTACGGTTAATCCACAAGGTCAGTTAACTGCCGCAAGTAATGTAGCAATTACTGCTAATGCCGCTAACTTATCAGGCACAACATTAAATTCAAATATTACTACTAGTAATTTAACAAGCGTGGGCAATCTAACTGGTTTAACATCTACTGGTAATATAAATTTTGCAAACACAGCTAATGTAGCATTGGGTAATGTTACTAATGTACATATTACTGGAGGAGTTACTGGATACGTATTAGGTACTGACGGCACCGGTAACCTGTCTTGGATTAGCGGTGGTAGCATAGCCGGAGTTACAGGTAATCTTATTCCATTAGGTACACCATCTGATAGTGACTTAACAACTAATGTTGCGTATAACGGATGGACTACTAGTACATATGTTACTGATGGATTAGATGATTTGAATCAGGTTAGTTTAAATATTGCTGGAAATACTTTTGTAGGTAATATATACATTGGTGCTAATGTAACATCAGGGCCTAGTCCGTTATCAGTGGCATTTACTGGAAACTATATTGGCAATCCTACTAATTATCTTTGGAATTTTGGTGACGGCACAACTAGCACTTTACGTAATCCTACAAAAACATATAGTAATGTATTAGGTGGACAATTTACAGTTACATTTACAGCATTCAATGTAAATGGTACATATGGAGGTAATGCAGCCAATGGAGCAAAAGGCTCAACCGCTACTTCAATTAATACTAATTTCATAACACTGTTCACACCATTACCAATACCATCATTTACAGCTAGTCCAACTAGTTTAGATACTGGTAGTAATGTTACATTAACTAATACAAGTTTGTATGCTACATCATTTACAATTAATTATGGTGATGGCAATACTGCTGTTAATCCTGGTAATTCATGGACAACTGATTCTCATCAATACATTAATTCTGCCAATGTTGATTCTATATATGGAATTAATTTAACTGGTACAAACCAGACAGCAGGTAATGCGCCTCCGTATAGTGTTACAACAGCGAATACTAATGTTAAAGTATATTCTCCGCAAAGCCCGGCATTTACAGCTAATTCTACTTCAACTATTAACTATCTTGCTACCTCAGGTGGTGTAATTAGTTTCAGAAATGATACTCCTGGCAGTCCAGGTAATACTGCTAGTTTTGGTGCACAACAATTATATAACTTCCGTTGGGGAGATGGTACAGCTAATAGTAACATTAATATTCAAACTGGACTTGCTGGTAACCCAGGAGCGGCTAATATTACTCATGCATTTGCGTTAAGTTCAGTACAACAGAATGCGGCTACCACAGTAAGTTATGTAGCAAATCTTTCATTGTATACAGGATTTAGTACTAGCCCGTTCATATCTAGTAATATTACAATTACAGTTGAACCAGAAGTTAGAGCTAACTTTACAGGAACCGCTAATACTCAAACTGACGCTACAGGATATACTTCTAATGCTCAAGTTGGTTACTTGTTTACTGACTATTTAGGTCGTGATAGAAGCTTGTTTAACTTCAGTAATGATACATCACCTAACGTTAACTTTACTGGTAATGTGTTTAATTGGTCATGGGGTGACACTACAAGTAACAGTGGTGTAACAAGTCGTGCTAATATTACACACTCATATCTTAACGATTATGGATCACCTACTATTGGTGGTAAAACAGTTGCATTACAAGCAAACGGTACTCCAGGCACCACGTTACAAAGTAATACAAATACAAAAACAAATTATATTACTATTTTAGCTAATCCAACAGCTCCTTCTAATCTAAGTAGTTTCACTAATGTTACTATCGCTACAGCTAGTCAAGGTACTAGCCCATTATTAGCGGCAGGAGCGGCTGATAATACTGGCGGAAATATATTAGCTAATGGTACAGCAGTTACCCGTATAGCTACAACTACACCAGTATCAACCAGCACACAAGTAACAAATGCAAATACAGCACTTACCGGTACATTAACTGCCTATGTAAATAATGCAGAAGCCGGCAACACTTCATTCAGTACTAGTGGAAATGCTGTTGGAACATACAGTTCATTAGTAGTATCAGCCGACAGAGATTTACATGTAGCAAATACCGCTGTTCCTACAGGATTCTACAAAGTATTCTCTGCTACGATTAGCAATACACTAGCTAGTTTAGGTAATGGTTACAATGATTTCCAATTACGTCATTCAACTACAGGTAATACTAATACTATTGGAATGGTAAAAGACAACTTAAATTCTGCACCAACCTTAGTTACTACGAATACAGCGATGGTTACTGCTACTTCAGGAACATTTAGATACATTTCAGGTATTCCATATTATAGTGCTACTGGATCTCCTGCAATTACAGTCGCTAATTTAGAATTACAAAACTTTACAGGACAAACATTCCGTAGTGCTGACCCATTCACGGTAGCATCTGGTACATCATATGAAGGTTCTGGATCAGTTATATCTACACAAACTAAAACATTAGCACAGATTGATAATAGTGCTAACTCTATGTTGACTGGATCAAATGTTAAAGCTAACATAGGTATATCAACTAACTATTCAATGGGTAATCTCAACGTATTAGTTAACGGTGCAGTTAACGGAGTATCAACATTAGCGGCAAATATATTCAACGTTGTTGGTACTAGCACAACAATTCAACTGCCTACTAAAATACAAATGTATGCTGGCGCCAACTCTGGATTTAATGAAGCAAATATACCTGCTAATGTAGCAAGTAATACACAACCTGCTATTCGTATAGTAATGAGTACAGCAGGTAATACACCAGTCTTTAGTAATAATACAAATTATTATACTAGCAATGTATGGTCAGGTGCTCAAACTATTGCAGGTACACCAGAAGCAGTTGTTAGATACGGTGTGTTAAAACATTATGCTGTAGATTTATCTACTGGGTATTTACCAATTGGACCTGACTTAGCTACAGGACGATCAGGGTTACAGTATTTTACTTTTGCATTTGTAAGAACTAGTTTAGCTAATTTTGATATTATATTAACTACAGGGTCAACTGGTATATCAGGCTTATGGGTAGCGGCACCTGGCACAACAATTGACAAGGGTGGATTCGCATCACCTACTCCGGGATTCCCAGGACCCACTAGTACTATTAACGGATGGTTAACTGGATATGAACAATATAACGGTGCGGGAGTACCGGGTAATAGTGCTACAGGTGGAAACCCAGCTGGTACTAACGGATGTGCGTTAACTGGATCAGATGTTATACCATTGAATACACAGATAACAAATGTAAGATATACTATGACGCTTGGGTCACAGAATCAAGCTAATAGTTTTGGTAATAATATTTTAATTAGAATTGCGTTGGCAGCCGGTCAAACTATAACTGATTTACAGATAGGAGTAGCAACGTAATGGCCGCAACGTTTAACGAATCACAAAAGATTGACTATCTGTGGAAAAAAGTTGGTTACGCTGTAACCAAAACTGCAGAAGCAACAGTTAAAGAAGCTTTCAATGAAAGTATCCCTAGCCCATTACTATATCGTGGCGATCTTGTTTGGATGGAGAGTGACCAGATTACAGGAAATCCGCCTGCCACAACAACTAGTATTATTAAAGTTTATAAAGATGGTGTAGGGAGTTTTAGCCCTAGCGTAGAATGTACTGAAGACTTAACCGCCCCTGACAATCAAACGTGGAAGACAAACGAAATTAATTGGGTACCAACTCAATTTGGCGACAACTATCTTGTACAAGTATATGTAGCCAACACTGGTGTAACTAATCCACAAACATCAGGTACTAAATTATTCCAAGCTGGTTCTGGAAGAGATGATACATGGTTCTTTGATTATCAATCTGGTGTATTAAACTTCAACGGTGCAAATGTACCAACTCAGATTGCCAGCCCTATTACAGGTAAAAGTGTTTATGTTGTAGGTTATCAGTATGTAGGCTTGATTGGTGTAACTAATCAACCCAGTGGTAATATCAGTGGTAATACTAATATTGGTAATCTAAACTTTACTGATACTACTATCAGTACTATTACTGCTAACAGTAATATATTTCTTACTCCAAATGGTTCTGGAAATATACACGTAACAACCTCACTAACAGCTAGTGGAAATATTGTTGCCAACACTGGTGCTTTCTTTATTGGTGACGGTGGATATTTAGCAAACTTAAATAGTTCAGGGGTAGCAAACGGTAATAGTAACGTAAACATTCCAATTGCTAATGGTAATGTTAATATTACTGCTACCGGCAATACAACACTAGTTGTTACAGGTACCGGAACAAACGTATCTGGTTATTTAACTGTTACAGGTAATTTAACTGCTACTAATATTACGTCTAATGTATCATCTAACACAGTTACTGCAAATTCTGGAAATATATCAGGTAATCTTTTTGTAGCTGATACAGCAAATGTAGGTAATTTACGTACTAACAATATATTATATGCAAATGGTCAACCTTGGGATTTACAAGAGGCTGCAGGATCTAATACGCAGATTCAATTTAATGACGGCAATACTAACTTTGGTGCTAGTGCCAACTTTACATTTAACCAAACAACTAATTTATTAACTGTTGTAGGTAATTCGCAGTTTAATAATGCTAATTTAGGTAACTTAGCAACCGCTAATTTTGTAGATGTATCAAGCAATTTATCTGTAATTAATACTGCAACTGTGGGTAATGTACGTACTAATAATTTACTATACGCAAATGGTTCAGCTTGGGATTTTGGTGGCACGCCCGGCGGTAGCAATACACAGATTCAATTCAACGACATTAATGAATTTGGTGGAAGTGCTAACTTTACATTTGATAAAACTACAAGTTTACTAACTGTAGTTGGTACAGCAAATGTTACTACATTTAATGCTACAGGTAATATTACCGGTAATAATGGCATATTTGGTAATTTATCTACCACTGGCCCTAGCGGTGATATTACCGGGGCTAATTTAATATCTACAGTAACGCTTAATGCATCTGGTAATATTACATCAGCTAATGCTAATTTGGGCAATACGTCTATTGCCAATAATGTTATAGCAAATACGTTCAGAATGGGTGTAGGAGATAATGAATTTTATCAATCAACTGTTTATTTTGCTACTACAGCCGCTACGACACCTAATCAATTATTGTGGTCAACATCATTGGCCAACTTATCAGCTATAGATTTTACTATTATTTCCACAGATGTAGCAGGTAACACCAGACAAACAGCAAAAATAGCTGCCGCAGTTCTAGGAACTGAGGTGGTATTTAATGAGTATTCAGGACTCTACATCAATGGTGGTGTGGGAAGTTTTTCAGTGAATTATCAGGCAGGATCGCCTGATACGATACAATTGGTAGTGACTCCGGATTCTACTAATTTAACCAAATATAATCTGATGATTATACAATATGCAAAGTAACTTTATTATACCTAGCATAAATACATTTATAAAAGGACATTACCATGGCAATCAAAGCATTTAACTCGATTGGCGGCTTCTCAGTAGGAGAAAATGCCGCCAATATTATACTAGCAAACGGTGACATTACCACAACTAATGCTAACCTAACAGGCAATTTGTACGTATCTGACACCGCAAATGTTGGTAATGTACGCACAGACCATTTGTTATACGCAAACGGTCAACCTTGGGATATTGGTGGTATTCCAGCTGGTAGTAACACTCAAATTCAATTTAATAATGATAATGAGTTTGGTGCTAGTGCGAACTTTACCTTTAACTCTAGTACTAACCTATTAACTATTACTGGTAATATTAGTGCTACTAATGCTAATTTAGGTAATCTTGCAACTGCTAATTTCTTTCATGGTGTATTTGATAGTACAAGTTCTAATCAAGCAAATATCACTAATGTTGGTAATCTAATTTCATTAAATGTTGATGGTATCGCTAATCTAGCCAATGTAGTAAATGTCACTGGTAATATTAATGCTAGTGCTAATATTACTGCAAATGCTAATATTACAGGTGCTAACTTAAATACACTTGGTTTAGCTAATATTGGTAACTTAGAAATTTCTGGTACAACAACTGGAAACTTAATTCCTTCAGCCAACATAACGTTTAATTTGGGTAATGCGACAAATCGTTGGAAAGATTTATTTCTAAGTGGTAGTAGTATTCTTATTGGTGATCAAAATATATCATCAAATGCTAGTGGTATAGCACTTTCAAATACAACATTCTTAACTGATGTTTTTGTAAGTGGTAATGCAAACGTTGGTCTTAATATACAAGGTAACACAGCTAACTTTATTGGTAATGTAGTAGCTCCAAATGTTACAGTTAATTTAGAACTTTCAGGTAACACAGCAAACTTTAGTGGTAATGTAATTGCTAACAGCCTGCGTTCTAACGCATTAACATCAACTAGAGTAACATTTGCTGGTACTGGTGGTGTATTAACTGATTCTAGTAATTTAATATACGATGATAGTACTCAACTACTAACTGTTCTTGGTAATGCTCAATTTAACAATGCTAATTTAGGTAATCTAGCTACAGCAAACTTTGTAAATGTATCAAGCAATTTATTTGTAACTGATACAGCAAATGTAGGTAACCTACGTACTAACAATTTATTATATGCAAATGGAACACCATGGGACTTTATTACCCCAGCTGGCGCAAACACAGAGATTCAATTTAATGACGGTGACGGAAACTTAGGTGCTAGTGCTAATTTCACTTTCAATAATAGTACTAATTTATTAACTGTTACAGGTAACGTTACTGCAACTGGTAACGTGACTGGTAGTTACTTCTTAGGTAACGGTAGTCAATTAACAGGTGTTGTTGCTATTGCAGCCGATAAACTTGTTAACGGTAATACAACTGTAACTACAACACCAAACGGTAATGTGTCTTTCAACATTGCTGACCCTGCTAATGGTAATATACCAATAGCTAACTTAATGGTATTGTCTTCAAATCTATTAACTATTAATGCAAATATTACTACTACTGGTACTATATCTGCTAATAACTTTAGTGGTAACTTCAGTGGTAATATCACAGGTAATGTTACAATACCTGGTTCAAATACTGGAATTGTATTTAATGATGATAGCTTTGCAAATTCAAGTACTGGATTTACTTTTGACAAAACATCTAATACTGCTAATTTAGCCAATGTATTAAATGTTGGTAATAGCACAGTTAACGTCAGTATTTCTACAGGTAATATTGTTGCTACAAGTAATATAACTGCTGGTAACATTATTGGTACTATCGCTGCCGGATCTAATACAATTACAACGACTGGCAATGCTAACGTTGGTAATCTTGGTTTTGGTAATGGTCAAATTATTGGTACAGGTAACATAAGTGTTGGAAATATAACTACCTCTAGTATCAATGCTAGTGTCACCGTTAATGCACTTGCATTGGTATCACCTACATTAACTTCTAATACTACTACGTTAACATTAACTGCCGCACCCGGTGACAATGATGTTATACTAGTTCCAACTGGTGCCGGTAATGTTAGTGTTTCTAGTAAGAAAATTATAAATCTTGCTACACCAACACTAGATAATGATGCCGCTACTAAAGCATATGTTGATAGTGTTGCTCAAGGACTAGATCCAAAAGCATCTGTAGTATATGCTACAGCAGCCGGACTTCCTGCTTACACTTACAATAACGGTGCAAGTGGCATAGGAGCAACAATTACAGGTAACGCAGTTGGCGCATTGTCAATTGATGGATCTGCAGTTTCCATAAACGAACGAGTATTGGTTAAAAATGAAACTACAACTAATGCACCTTATAATGGTATATATGTAGTTACTGCTGCAGGTTCAGGTGCGGCTGCATACGTACTTACTAGAACAACTGACTTTGATAGTGCATCACCAAGTGGTGAGATACCAGGTGCGTTTGTATTCGTTGAATATGGTACAACTAATGCTGATACTGGTTGGGTATGTACAACTAACTCACCAGTTACTGTTGGTACAACTGATATTGTATTTGTACAGTTCTCTGGTGCTGGCTCATTCACTGCTAATACAAGTGCTGGTTTAGTATTAATAGGCACACAGTTTAATGCTAAGGTTGACGGTAACCCTAACCCAACAACAGCGTTTGACGGTAATGGTAACATTTATGTTCCGGCTGGCGCAGCATTTACGTCACCTAATATTGGTGCGGCAACTGGTACATCAGTAACAATAACAGGAAATGTTATTGCTAATGTATTAACGGCTAACTTAACACTAGATGTTACTGGTAATGCTAACGTAGGTAATTTAGGTACAGCTGGTCTAATTATTGCAACTGGCAATATATCTGGTGGAAATATTAGTACAGCCGGCGCAGTTACTGCAACTGGTAATGGTACATTTGGTAACATTAGTACAACTGGTTCTGGTGGAAATATTACTGGTGCTAATGTAGTATCTGCAAATACATTTACCGCAACAGCTAACGTTAACGCTGATAATTTTGTAGGAAATACAGCACAACTATCAACTGGAACTATAACGACAAGTAAATCAGCTATAAATGTAAGTCAAACTTGGAATAATGCTTCAGCAACATTTACTGGTATACTAGAAAATATAACTGACACTAACTCTAGTGCAGGCTCATTATTGATGGACTTGCAAGTTGGCGGTGCAAGTAAATTCAGTGTTTCTAAGATAGGTAATGTAACAGTTGGAAATCTTTCAACCGGTTCGTTAAGTGCAAACTCATTTGCTGTTACTACATTGGGTATTGGTAATACATCAATTACTGCAAACACAGTAAGTACTACATCTATTACTGCTAATCAAACAATTGCTACATTCCAGTTAACTGGTTCTAATGTGACAGGTGTTGAATTCTTAGTTAAAGGATATGATTCAGCAGGATCAAAATATAGTGTAGCAACTGTATTAGCTGTTACTGATGGTACTGATGCAGATTACGTAATTTACGGAACAGTTCGTATTGGTACTACTACAGGAACACTAGCAGTTAATGTTGCTTCAGGCAATGTATTATTGCAAGCTACACCATCTAGTAGTAACAGTACTGCTTGGACTACACAGATTAGGACAATTTAATTATTGCTGATTACATAATATGGCAACAATTAGATGGTTTAATTCTATAAATGGATTCTCGGTGGGTGATGAACTCACCGAGGTTATAGATACCTCAGGTAATGTTTTTACATCTAAGATTACTTCATACATAGATGTTGATATAGTATCTGATAATGGTAATAAAGTTTGGAATTTTGATAGTACCGGAAATGTTGTATTTCCGGATACCACAACTCAAACCACAGCTTATCCAGGCACTAGTACTTCATTAAGTCTAACTGGTAATATATCATCCGGTAATGCTAATTTAGGTAATCTTGTAACTGCTAATTTCTTCCATGGCGTATTTGATAGTACAAGTTCAAGTCAACCCAATATCACTAGTGTTGGAACATTAGGTAATTTATCAGTAACAAGTAATATATCAGCCGGAAATGTACTAACCGATCATTTATTATATGCAAACGGGGCGGCATGGGACATAGGTGGTGTACCAGCCGGTAGCAATACACAAATTCAATTTAATAATGATAATGAGTTTGGTGCAACCGCAAATCTTACGTTTAATTCTGTAACAAATACATTAACAACAGCTAATATAAGTGCCGCAAATGGTATATTTTCTGGCAACAGTATTAATGGTAAAAATGCATTGCAGGCAGGTGTTACTGGTTTTACTGCTGTTCCAAACACTATAGTACAATTTACTAGTAACTTAAATAGTGCGTCACAGATAAATTTTCAAAATATCAATACCGGAGCAACATCTAGTACTGACATTGCATTAACCTCAGATAATGGTAATAGTGTAAACAACTATATCAATATGGGTATTACAGGTAGTGCATGGGACGGTACTCAAACAAATAGTTTAGGTAATGCACTAACGCCAGATGACGGATATCTATATGTACGTGGTGGTAATTTAGTTATAGGAACTAGTAAAATTCCTAGCGCAGTAAAATTCATAGTAGGCGGTTCTGGTACAGCTAATATAGTAGCAACTATTAATAGAACTAATGTTGATGTGACGGGTGATATTATTGCTAGTGGCAATGCTAGTATTACTGGAAATATATCGTCAACTGCCGGGTTATTAACATTAAGTACTGGTACAGTAGCTGTTAGTGGCGGTGATGCTGGTATTTTTACTACAGCAATTGGTAATATTAATTTTGGTCTAATAGCTAATATTTCAATGGGAAGTACTACAGGAAATGTAACTGCCCGAGGTAATTTGATTGTTAATGATACAGCAACAATAACAAACTTAAAAGTCAGTGATA